CAATCTTCTGGTCGTCGTAGAGCTCCTTGAGGGCCGCGTTGGCAGCGCCAAGGTCGAACGAGAACGAGGGGCCACCCGTCTGATTAAGGTTGGGGGTAGGGACAGTTCCTGCACCGGGCCAAGACATGGGAATTCCTATCGCGTGCCTTGCACGCAAATCCGCGTCGAACGCTTTGCGTTACCAGCGGAAAGTTGACGAACGAATGGGATTGGTACTGCGCCTTGAGTCGCTGCCGTGCCTAGCGGTTACCTTCCCTCAAGCCGAGCAAGAGCTGCTGCAATCCGGTCCTCGTCAGTCCGAGGTCGCTGCGGATTTGCTGCCACCCTTGCCGTCAGGTCGTTCGACAGAGTCGGTCCCATACGGGGAGCCTGAGTCTGCGCCGTTGCCTGCGGCGAGGCCGCTTTCTGCTGCGTAGCTGCAAACTTCTTGGTCGCTTGGGCTTTCTTGGCGAGTTCCTCGAAATGCTCTTCAACCAGCTTCGCGGCTTCTGGAATCGTCATCAACCGCTGGGTCTCTTTGAAGTGCTCTTCGATAACGCCAGCCACAAGATTTGCACCGCCATAAAGCGATGTCAACTCATAAGTATCGGCGTGCTGCTCAACGTAGTCCGACACCTCCGAATGGAACTGCTCAATGGTGGCCTGGTGTTCAGCCTCCATCGCGGCCTTCTGCTCGGAAAGAAGCCGCTTCTGCTCGTCGGCCTGCTGACGCTTAAACTCGTCAAGTTCCTGTTTGAGCGTCATCACCTCGGCCGAAGGCGTCGGCTTGTTGTCGTTCATCAGGTACTCGGTGACCTGTTCGTAGGTCAAACCAAGCTGCTTGAGCGCCTCGACGGGGTTGAGCGCCGCCTGCCGCTTCATCGCATGAAACTGCTTCACCTCTTCGGCCTGACGCGCCAGTTCGGCCTGCTGCTGGCGAATCGCCTGCTGCTTGCGGAAGACCTCGGCCTCCTTACGCGCAAGGACCGCGAACTTGTCTCCCGCACGCTCCCTCGGCTTCTCAGGCGCCGGGGCCGGTGCAGCTTCCTGCGGTGCCGCATCCTGCCCAAGAACCTCTGCAGGCGTCGGCTGCGGAATCGGCTGACCACCCACATCTCCGGTGGTCATATTGCTCATCGTCACTCCCTCAACGCTCATTCACTACTCCTTGGTTACTGTACCGGGACATTCGGTACAAGGTCGCTGGGTCCAATCGGAATCGGCGGTGACAGCGGCTCTCCGGTTGCGCCGGGCATTGCCATTGGCATCTCAGGAGGCGGCGGCATCATCGCCTGTTCAATCTCTGCAATCTGCTGGAGGTACCGGCGCAGCAGTTCCAGCCGGTCCTCGCGCAAGTTGTTTGCCTTGCCCTTGGCGTAGTACTCAAGGCAAAGCTGCTTGGACATCTGGAGGTCATCCAGCGGGTCGGGCGACGTGTAATCGCCGTCGTCCACAATCTTGTCGAAGACCATCGTCAGGTAGTCTTCCTCGGCGTTTGCCAGCGACTCCACCTGGTCGAGGTCGGGGAAGTCGAGCAGACGACGCGCCTGACGCGGCGACAGGAATCCAGCCTGCGCGTATTCCTGAATCGTCTGGAGGCGACCAGCAGGGTCTTGCGGCAGCGACGACACCGGGTAGCACTGCATGACGTAGTCGTCGTCGTCCAACTTGATGTCGCTCCACTCAACCACGGCGATGGACTTGCGACCGGGAACCTTGACCTCGTAGTCCTTGTCCTGTCCCGCGATAATCTTCGCCATTTCAATCGAGAGGCGCGCAACGTCCATGTACATGTTCTCGTAGCTCTTCGCGGGAGTGTGCAGACGGTCGCTCTGAATGTCTGCAAACTCGCGAATGGCTCGACCCGAGTTCAACCCCTCGGGCTTCAAGCTGGACGCCGCCATCTGCGACACGCCAGCCTGCTCGTAGCCCTTGTTAATCAGGGTTTGGAGGTGGTTGAAAATCTCAGGCGACACGATGTTTGGCACCACGTACTGCGGCGGCGTGCCGGTGTACATGATGATGCTGCCAACGTCGTTGTTGAGGTGTTCCTTTACAACCTTGGAACCGTTCTCAACGAACACCTTGAACGACCCAGCCAGATGGAACGACCGCTGGATAATCCAGAGCAGCTTGTTGATTTCGAGCTGGATGTTCTGAAGCTGCTCTGCGAGCCCCTGCCCCCAGTAGCCATAGAGGCGCGGCGACCACTGGCAGCGCGCAAACGGGAACCACTGGTGCGGCCACGGCTCGACCTCACCAAGAACTGCGCCGTCGATGGTGATGGCATGGCGCCCGTCGTCCGCATCAGGGCCGCTGGCAAGGTGCCACGACTCGCGAACGGTAATCATGTCCGCAATGATGCTGCGCCCGTTTTCCTCGGTACGCGCCGGCTTCACGTTTGCAATCTTGGCGTAGTCGTCAGGGAACATGTCGAACAACACCTGGCGGTCGACCTGTTTGACGCGGTGCATCTGACGCGGTGAGCCGTAGAGCGACTCAACGTCGTCCACGAAAATCTCCGACGACATCACGCGCTCATGGCAAACGCGGTCGCCCTTGGCGAACACATGGATGAAACCGTCACCCCAGACGGACGCATCGCGGAACACCGTGGTTCCCAGTTCATGCGTACTGTTCTCATAGAACACGCCGTCGAGGAAGGCGTTCAGCTTCTTGGCTTCGCGCTGCTTCTTGTAGTCGCCGCCCGAGGTCAGAAACAACGGCTTGGGCCGGTTGCGGGTAATCTTCGCCACGACCGTATCGACCACGCTCTGAACCAAGTTGTAGCTGATGCGGTCACGCAGCGCCGGTTGCTGGGCGGCAAGCTTGCTGAACGACACACCCGCCAACGTCGTGGGCGACAAGTTGCCGTACAGACGGGCCGACACTATCCATTGAGTTGCGCGGAACGACTGCGCGTCCCGAATCAGGTTGAGCGTGCCGCTGATGACGTTGGCGCAGTCCTCGCCGTCAAGCATCCACCAGCGGCGTTCCTTGTTATCCGGCAGCTTGTCTGGAACACCGGAACGCTCGCCGCCAACCGTGAAATCGCGAAACTCAATGGGCATTGTGCCTCCACCGTCTACGGCGCTTTACGCCATACATGCGACCGAGGGTGGCAAACGCCTCCTTCTCGGTTTCGCCGGTCATGTCGGGGAACCACTGCTTGCACAACTGCCCAACGATATAGACACGCTCTTCGGGCGATAGCGGCGCAAGCTCGCTAAACCACGGAACCTTGCCAGATTGCAGCGCCTTGACGCAAGCGTCTTGATTGGCAAACCCTGCCCAGAGCGCCGCACGCCACAACGGTTCACGCGGACTTGCCTTGGTTTCCTCAGTCTCAACCGACATCGACGCCCCCTGTTGACGAGCAAAGGTCATGCGAGCAACCCAGCAGACAACCCGCCTCGGTATGCTCCGTCACCCAACTGTGACCGCACGAACAAACGGACCCGGTGGCATCCTCAAACACTCCCTGTTGGGCCATCGGCTCCACAAAGGTTGATTGGGATTGCGGGATGCCACCGAGCTCCAACTGTAAACCATCCACAGAAAGACGCCTAATGCCATGCTCTCGCATGAAGGCGACCCACTCAGCAACTTCGTTTCGCTTCAATTGTCGCCCCACATGGCAAGCTGCTGTTCTTGGTAGTGTTTCTCTTCCAACTGCTTTTCAAGTTCCGTTTCATACTCCAGCATCACCCACTCGCCCTGGGTGTTGCCAGCGCGCATTCCGTTTGGTGCCAGTGTATCGGCTAGGTACTGATAGCAATGCCGCCAAGAGTACAGCAGGGCGTCCGTCAGATGGTTGTCGCACCCGGGATGCTCTTCCCGTCTTGGTAAGGCACGCTCATCCCATACCAGCGACTGCAACTCGTCCATCAGGCCGACGCCCAGCTTGCGCTGAATCTTGATGAATCCGCTGATGAAGTCGCCGTTCATAATCTCAATGAAGTCGGCTTTGCCCTGCTTTTGCGCAGGCGTCAAGGGAATGTCGTGACGACGGCGTATCTCCTCGACCGCCTGCTTGTTGGCGTTGTCGATGATGATGCTGTCGAACTGGAACCGGCTCATCAGCTTGTGCGTCCGGTCGGCGACCTCGGTGATGTCGCACCCGGCCTTCTTGTCGGCACCCAACACATACAGCGTCCGGTCGTTGTCGCGGTAGCCGCAGACGACCCAAGCAGTAGGGTCGTTAAACCCGAGGTCGATGCCGAGGACATAGTGCCAACGGTCGCGACCGTGACGCGCAGCCGGTAGTTCGTCAAACACGTTGCGGCTGCTGTCGAAGCGGTAGACCAGCTTGCTGTCGTCGGTGACCCACTTGCCCAGGTAGTGCTGCTGAAACAGCGGCGTCTGCTCAATCGCCGGGTTTGCCAGCTTCAGGTCTTCAATCTCAGCCTTCCACTTCTCTGCCATCGAGGGGTTGTCGAACGCCGTCCAGCGGTGGCACGACCATCCCATCTTGCTCCAGCGACCGGGGACGGACGGGTCTTGGCCGTTGGTCAGGTCATAGAACAGGCCCCGCTTCATGTTGCCGGGGGTTCCGATCATGGCGATGGTGCCGCCATAGTCTGCGGTGGCCGGCTTCAGAATGCCGTAGACCATCTCGTTCAGGTCGACGTTGTAGGACGCAGCCTCATCAATGACGACAATCTTGAACTTCTGACCGAGGGCCTTGTCCTTCTCCTGCTCGTCGGCGTCCATGCCCAAGAGGTAGATGATGCTCCCGTTCGGCAGGGTGCAGGACAGTTCGGTCTCGTTGAACCGGCACTGCATGTTCTGTTCGCGGTCGATGGTCTTCAGCACGTCCTTCCACAGGATGCGCTTGGCTGATGCTCTTGTCAGGGCGACGTACAAACACGACACGCCGGGGTTCTGGTAGGCATCCCGCAGCAGCATGAGGCCGGCGGCGTAGGACTTACCGGCACGGCGGGTACAGAGCGCCACCTTGAGCCGGGAGGCGTCGTCAATGAACGCCGTCTGGCACAGCGCCAGCGGGTCGCTGAACTTGGGCTCCTTCTTCTCAGCAGCGACCAGCGCAAAAAACTCCGACCGCTCGGAAGGCGTCATTGCCGACAACAGGCGTTCAAGCTCAGCGGGAGATACGGTCATGCCGACAACTCCAACTGTGTCCCTTGCCTGGTGGCATGATCAATACGCGCCGTCGCAATTGCATGGTACTCGGGTTCGCGCTCAATGCCGACAAAATGAAAACCCTCCAGCATTGCCGCCACGCCGGTCGTGCCGCTGCCCGTGAACGGGTCGAGGACGACGCCGTTCGGGGGTGTGACGAGGCGAACGAGCCAGCGCATCAGTTCGACCGGCTTGACGGTGGGATGGACATTTGCCAGCGGCTTTGCCGTTTCTGACCGCCTTGCTGCAATCCCTCCCGAGTTCCACTTCTGAGCCTGCCGCTTGTCTCTGTCATCAAGCCCACGCTCTCGCTCGCTGCGGCTGGCCTTGGCTTGGTACTTGAAGACGGGGAAGAAGCGGGATGCGCCGCCGCTTGCCCTTGTGTCGTGCGTTTGCCCGCCAATGCGAACCGCACCACCAAAAACCGCAGAGCCGCCCTTGCTTCCAGAGGTCGTGCTGTTGCTTCCAGCTGGCCCGCTCTGCCGGTCCATCTCCGCGACCGCGCAGTTCTCGGCGCAGCTTTCGCCGCACTCGGGCGTGTGGGAGAGGAGGATGTTCGGGGGCCAGCGGCCTAACTGGTCAGACGAGTTGTCTCGATAGCCTGAGTGTCCGGTGGGGCCAATGCGGCTACCGCCGAACTGACCGACCGGGGCTGGGGTTTTGTCCGTAGCGGCAACCCGGCAGCCGTCGATGTTCAGCGCCCCCGTGCCGTGTTCCAGTACGTTCGCTGCGACGGTGCCGACCAGCGGCTTACGGGCGACAACAACCGGCTCGTGCGCTGGCTTCAGCGCGGTTCCCCAGCCCTTGTGGTCGCCGTCAAGGTTCAATGATTTCGGAAAACCAGAACCGTATATCCAATGCAACGAGTCGCGCACCTCAAAGCCAGCGTCTTCGATAGCGCACGCCATGCGGTGATAGGTGCGCGTGCCGCCGAACGCGAGCAGATGCCCTCCCGGCTTCAACACGCGCAGCGCCTCGGTCCACAGCGGCACGCTGTAGGCGATGCCTGCCGCATCCCACTTCTTGCCCATGAAACCCAACTCGTAGGGCGGGTCCGTCACCACGGCGTCAACCGAGGCATCGGGCAAGGTCTTGAGAACGTCGAGGCAGTCGCCAAGGTGCAGTGTATAGGTCATTCTGGTGATTCCTTATTGCTACGACAACCCGTAAATCAGTTTGAGGTGACGGAGACAGACCGGCATTGGCGGGTCAATGTCGGTCTGCGTCAACACCGCCATCACCGGATACGGACACGGCACCCAAGAGTCCATCTCACCAAGGCGCGGCAAGTCGCCGTTGAAGCCGTCAGGGTGAACGCGGCAACCGCATTGGTATGTCATTCCCCACCCTCTCTAAGCAGCACGCCAACGGTCTTTTCGGCAGCGGCCATTGCCTCTTCCGGCGTGTCGCATCGGCCGACAACCCAACAAGAGTCGGTAAACGGGTCTTTGCTGCCAGCGTCCCTAATTGTCCAACGGTAGATGGTGCTTCTACCAAGGGGATGCACGTTGATTTGAAGGCCTCGGTATTCCGCCTTGTTCAGTTCACGGTCGAACGGGTATCTCCACGGCAGGTCGACCGGCAACACATCTTGAGCCATGACATAACGATGGATGGCGCGTTCCTTGATGTCATATGCCTCAAGCTGACCAACAAGCGCAATTGTGCGACAGGTGGCTTCCGCGTCGGGAATCATTCCTGCGCCTCCCGCATGGCCCGGTCGTAGTCTTCCTTTGACATCGTGCGTGTTGGGGATGCGCCAGCGTCAGCCATGAGCGCGTCGTACTCGGCCTTGGTCAGCGTCCGGGGTTTGGACTGCTGCCAAGAGTCGCGAGCAAGGCGTTCAGCACGACGCAGGCGGTAGTCCATCACGCCTTGGCGCTCGACCAAGGTCATGCGGGAAATCGTGAACGCACGCTCTTCAAGGTAGGCCGCAACGTCAATCAAGCGGTCATAGGCGCGAGGCGATTCCTCGTTGAACAGGCCGGATTCAAACCAGCGCAGGAAGCCGGAATGCTGGGATTCGTCTTCGGCGCTGATGGGTTCAACTTGGAGCAGTTCGCGCCAAGTGGCGTGAACGCGGTTGCGGAAAGCGTCGGACATGGGGACTCCGTCGTTACTGCGACGGAATGGGAATGCCATGACAGTTGAGCAACGTCAA